TTTATCCCTTTAATAAGTAAGAAAATAAAGAAAAGTTATTAACAATTTTAGTTTTTTTTTATAAAATACATCTTTTTATTTGGAATTTACAAAGAAAAAAAGCAGTTTATAATATAGTTTTTGTTAAAATTTCTTTACTTTCTTACAAAATTATTTTAGCTACAACAAAACAAGAATAAAAATATAAGAATTACTATTGTTTTGATTGCTGCGCTCTCTTGTCTAATCATATTAATATATTTAGTTAGTATTCGTTTTTATAGGTCTAAATCTGGTCTATATAAATACTGGTTAGTGTTATTGTTATATACTGCATCATCTGTCAAAATGTACTCATCCCTATCATCGCAATATATGGCGCAATCATCGCATACTCTCATGTCCTCCGTTTCAATATATATACTATCATCTTCCTCCATATCGGCGCTGCATTGGTCACATGAACACATTACGGCGTTAGCCTGTCCGTTTGTGGTTTCAAGTTTTAGAACGTCGCTTCCGTGTTCCTCGTCTGCTGTTAGCCTTTGGTCGTATGTATTAAAGTATTGTAAGGAGTCTAAATAAGGGTAGTAGTCGTATGAGTCGCTGTTCGTTTCTATGTCAATGTTGCAATATGAATGCAATTTTATTTCTTTTGTAGTGTTTAATCTTGCCTTTACTTTTTCTATGATATTACAAGCGTTGTAGCAATTTGGCAAAACTAATTTTTCTATTGCTCCGCTAGGCGTGCTTATTTCCTCCGTTGTTTCTGTTTGTACTTTATACTGTTTTAAGATTTGGAAATAAATCTCTGTTTGTGTTTCTGCTCTGTGCTCTTGGGTCTTGGTATAAATCCTATCTATGTATACTTTTTTAGGATCTATAACATTTTTTCCGACCTCATCGGCTGGAACATCAAACCAAACCAAAGCGCGGGCGACTATCTCATTCCCTTGTATTAATGTTGCCATTTCAACCGCTTGACTTTCTTCTATATCGGTGTATATCTCAAACCATTTTTTTGGCTTTCCTTGCATACAACTAGCGTTGATATCGTTGTGCTCTCCTATGTGATAGTCTTCGTATGTCTTGCTATCTGTGCCGTTGTTTATGTGGTATATTTCAGGAATCTCTAAAGCTGTAAATCTTTTGAAATCCTTTATTAGTGTTGCATTTGCTCTCTCTTTTGCTTTCTTTACTATATCATTAAACTCTTTCAATTGGTCGGATGTTATTCCTTCTTTGTTAAAAATATGATTAGCGAATTTCTCAAGGCTACAAGCGTTAAAATATTTATTTCTTTGTTCTGCTGTTGGTGATAGTGGTAATATTACTTTTGCGTGCTCCATTAAACTTTTTATTTTATCCTGTTTAATATAGGAAACTTTTAAAGGGTTTACTATTGCCTGCGCTAATGAAATTTTGCAAAAATTAAATTTGTTGTTTTCTGGTATTTCTAACGCTGCTATTTTGTCTATCATTTCTAAAGTTATTAATTTAAAATGCTTGTTCGGTTTATATGTGTTTAATGTGTTCATTTTATTTAGTTTTTATTAAAATTATTAAATATATGTTTGTATTGTGTTCATGATTACTAAAGCAATCCCAAAAATTGCAGAAGATAAAACAAAACAATTTAAAATATTTTCTACTCTTTCCGCTTTTCTTCTTGCTGGATTTTTAAAAATATATTGTGATAATTTATGATTTTGTACAAACATAAAATTTTTAATTTCTGCAGATGATAAATAAATTGTATGTCCGTTTGTTTTGTGTGTTATCTTCCAATCATTAAGATTTTTTAAGATTGATTTGTTAAGTAAGTTTTTTAAAGTTTTCATTTTTTTATTTATTTAAATTAATATTAGTTTTAATATGCTTTATTTGCCCAATATACTAAAGTATCAAATTTAGTTTTTAATGTGTCAAAATTGATGCTTTGCATTATAGGCTTATTTTTCTTTTCTATTGTGTAAATTATAACTCCGTTTTTTCTCTTGTAAGATGTTATTTTATAACCTCTTTTATTTTCTATTATTGTAATCATTATAAATCTTTAAATTAATAGTCTTTTCTAATTATGGGACAAATATACAAAACTATTTTTAAATAAATTGTATATTTTGTAAAAATAATTTATATATATTTATTAACAATAATAATGTTAATAACTTTTGTATAAAAAATTTTGTAATATAAGAAAATTTTTGTAGGGGGGTATATAATAAATATTATGTTAAATAGAATATAAAAAATATTATGTTAAATAGAAATCGCACACAAAATCGCCTATTCAAAGCCTCCAACAGTTTCACCAGCCTCAACAGTTTCACTATATATAAGCCTCCAACAGTTTCACCAGACTAATCAAAAAAATTTTTTATTATAAGCGGTAGACAGTTTCACCAACTTTTTTAATTTTTTGTGTAAGTTTTGTATGTAAGTATTTGATTTATAATTGGTTGACTAACTTCACATACTTCAGCTAAATATTCTTGTGTGTATTTTCCTGTGTTGTATAACTCTCTAATCTTCTCTGCTTGTTCGTAAGTAAACTTTCTTTTGGAATATCCTCCACCTCTTCTGTCTTTCCTGTCCTTTCTTTTTATTTTAGGCATTGTAATTAGTATTGTTTATTTGTTTACTTATCTTCTTTGTTTTTCTCTATCTCAAGTTCGTGTAACTTCTGTTTATAACAAACGCTACACAAACCTATTATATCTACATTTAAAAGGTCTATATTCTCTTTATATTTGCTGTCTAATGGTTGTCCTAAATAGTTTTTATTAGAGTCTAATTCAAACTCTTTTTTACAACTATCACATATTATTTCCATCATAACTTTACAAATATATAAAAAAAGGGGAAACTATATCCCCCCCCTGTACCCCCCTACCCCTCTAGGTACCAATCTATTATATCTAAACACTCTTCTAATCCTTTACATACCTTAGCGTAATATCCTACACTGTTTAGATATTCTATCCACTCTTTCTGTTCTTTGGTTGCGTATGATTTTTTATCTTTCTTGATTTCTAAAAAAAGACCATAATATTTAGATGTAGGATAACAGACCTGTAAATCTGGAAATCCTTTCATATAACCACTAGCCTTTGCTTTAACAGCTTGTGTGTAACTTGTTCTTATGCCTCCTAAACTCGCGCAGTATCTAACTTTTGGATATTTTAGTTTTAGATACATCACTACCTTTTTTTGTAGCTCGTACTCGCTTTGCTTTTTTGACAACCCGCTTTGTGCTGTTTCGTTTAGGTTTTTCTTCTTTCTTTTCATCTTTTTTCATCATACAAGTTTGCACAAGTTCCAACAAATTCTTGTCTGTATCGTGCATTATCTGTATCTTTTTGTTTATCTGGTAGTATCTCATATCAGCACCTATCTGCCATAATATGATGATTGCTAATAAAATGTAAATGTAAGTCATATCTATTTATTTATTTTTTCTAATTCAAATTCTAAATGTGCTATTGCTTTCTTCAAACAATCTACAGGTGTGTCGTGTTTACGATACGCTCTCAAGATGTATGTTGTAGCTGTAGCTAAATGGTATGGTAAATCAAAGTTATCACAAACCTTTCTAGCCTCATACCCTTCTTTACCTTTATAGTATTCAGGTATTCTTTTATCTTCTAATGTTATGGGATTATATCTCATTCCATCATGCTCTACTATTGGTTCTTCCTCATCATGTCGGTCTTGAGTAGAACTTGCGTATGGCAAATTTCTATCAAACTCGTAATAATATTTATTGTGTTTTTCTTTCATTCAATTTATCAATATTTTTAATTATTTTTTTTTGCTTAGTTTTATTATTTGATTCAACAATAGAATCATATACTCCTATTATGAAAATAATAAATATAATAGACGCTAACAATATCTCCATAATGCAAATATATAAAATATTTTGTTATACTTAGTAATTCATAATTAAAAGTTCTGTACCCTTATTTTGTTTTTTACCTTTCTGAGCTCCAGCAGCTTTACTAAACTCTTTCATCTGCCAGTTGTATTTGTCTTTTGGTAGCCATTCTGATAGTTGTTCAAAGTCATAGTAAGATAAGGCAAACTGACCTTTTATTGTTTTTAGTTGAGAACACAATCTGTTGTGGTCATAACTATCAAAGTCGTGATTAGAATAGTAATCCTCTGTTTTCCAATATGGTGGGTCTACATAAAAGAATGTTTTGTGACTATCGTATTTGTTTATTAAGTCAGTATAATCTAAGTTTTCTACATCAGTTATGTTTTTTAACTTTTCTATAACACTTGGTTTTTGTAGTCTATTACACATAGCGTCATACTTACTACTATAATTACCTTTTAAATCTATAAACTTTGATTCCATAATCTTACTACCACTAAAAACTTGTGTTGCACAATAAGCGTATTTTGCAGCTGTAGTATAGGTTCCTAACGGAAAGTGTATCTCTTCTGTTACCATTTGTTTTAATCTTTTTTGAAACCTCCCAAAAAGATAAGGGTCTTGTGACTTGTACTGTTTTAGATAAGGCGTAAACTCATCTGGGTTTGTAAAGCATTTAAATAGATTTGCCATAAACTTGTTTTTGTCGTTGTAAACAACTTTACTTAAGTTTGGTCTAGTATGTATATCTCCTTTGACATATACCCAGAAAGCTCCTCCAAATACTTCTACATAAGTTTCTATGTCTTGTGGTATGTATTCACATATCCATTTTGCCATTCGGCTTTTACCTCCAATGTAACTAATCATTTTTTTTAATGTTTTGGTTAATACTATTTTCTAACTGTGTGCAAACATACATGCCTGACACAAATCCTAATACAAATGTTACTGTTGATATCATATTATTTATTATTTAGTTTATTATATTCGTTAATCGCTTCTTGTAGCTCTAATCCCTCATAAACTCTACTCACTCTTATGTAAAATATCTTAAGATACCTTTTGTATATAGCTAAGTTTTTTCCATCACTTAGTATGTTATATCTGTCATTAGGTATGTTTATTATACGCCCCCTTAAAAAGTCATAATTATATTTAATGTCAATTAATCTCATTTTATTTGTTTTATATTAGTAATTGATTTCAGTCCTGTTCCTTTGCGGCTTCTATATTTTAATCTTTTGTCTTGTCGTTCGGGTTCTTTGCTAGTTTCATTCCAAATTAGTTGTCTGTGTGATTTTATCCATTTGTAATATGTCTGTACATTCAATACAAAGACCTCTGTTGTCCTAACTCCCTGTCTAAAGGCTTGTTGTATATCTTCAAGGTATAGCTTACTAAAATCCTCTTTTAAATCATAAGCTAAACTTTTAGATAAAACAACTATATGTTTCTCATCTTTTACCTGTCCTAACTCCACAAGTGTTTTACTTACTAAGTCTACACAATGTAGTTCTAAATCTTTTATGTCTATATCTTTTATCATCTTATTTGGTCTTTTCTAATTACAATTTTGTTTTTTATCTTTTTATTATAATCTTCTAATACTAACATATTTTTTTCTCCAACACTTATTTTTATGTCATCACCAACTATCAAACTCAGTTCACTTTTTTTAAAGTGTCTATTGTTTTGTGGTCTAACATAATAACGAGAACCATCTTCATATATAACATAAGCGTTTAAACTTTTATCAGTAAGTTGATTAAGTTCTCTTTGTGTCATCTTACTTCTGTGTTTCATTAACTGTTTTTTAATATTTCTCTAGCTTTTTTCCAAGAATCTATTTGTGTGTCTACCTTACTATTTGTTTTAGTTTTGATTGTATTCTTTTCCCAAGTTCTTACACAGGCTTTCCAATCTTTCATTGAGTTCTTACCCACCTTCCAACCATTACTTTCATAGAAATCAATAAATGATTCTGGATTTACACTATTGTTTCTCTCTATACAATACTCATTAACCTCTTGTATTGTAGGTTTCTTAAACCTTTTAAACTTCACGGGTTTACTTATCTCTCCCTCAAAACCAGCTACATCAACAGGACTTATTCCTTCTATATTGTAAACATCATATTTGTCTAATAACTTAATTACTGATTTGTGAGCGTTTACATTTTCGTTAAGTTGTCCATATTGAAAATCTATAAACTTAGGAATAAACCATTTATTACCACCATCAAATATTTTTATCTGTTCCGCTAATACTTTTGAAGCTTCTTTTTCGCTTATCTTACTTCCTATTCTTATAGAAGCTACTTCAAAGTCAGTGTCCCATATTCCAGCGTGGTTACAATCATCTAATATATACAACCATAATAATTTATATTTTGCTGGTAATCTTTTTATAAAACCTTTTTTCCATTTATCTGTATCTGTAAATCTCTTTGCCATAATTATTTATTTTTTAATAGTGAGTGTCAATAACATTATTTACCTTGTCTAGGGTTGGACTTTCATCAACATCATATATTGATTCGTCATAATAAACCTCAGCCCTGCATCCCTTACAGTATCTATAGTTGTCTACTTTTGAAATAGACTCTACTACCTTGTCTCCACAATAGTAACATAACTCCTCTCCATCTTCATATACCACCTCATTACCATACTCATCTTCCCAAGATTCTTTCCAATCATCCTTAACATTCCATTCATTAGGCCAAGAACTGTAACCTATTCTCCAATAATTATTATCAGTCTTACCAAATTCTGTATTGGTATATCTCTCACATCCTAAATGTTGTATAAGATTGTATATTAAATCAAGACAATTTTGAGCGTCATAATAGTCTACAGTTTCACTGTCGGTATGGGGATTGTAGTACCCACTACTCATATTAGCTACACAAACATCTAATCCATTGTCAATCAACTGCTCTACATCTGTCATAGCTCCACTTGTTTCTTTGTATTCGTGGTGCTTTAATACAGGAGCAATCTTATCTGAAAAATCTTTACCGAACAAATCTTTACCTCCTATACTGTTTACAAAATCATTATTCCCTCTTCTGTCTGATTGAAATACATAACCAACATCTTTGAACCAAGACATATCTGCTTGACCACTACCTACACACCCCACCTCTTCTGAGTGAAAGAACGCACATTTTACTATGTCTAGTTCTAATAACATTTGTAGACATATCCACACACCGACCTTGTCATCACCACCTACACCTACTTGTTTCATCTTATCGTTACTGAAAGCAAATAGTATGTCGTCATTGTTGAATACTTGGAAATCTTTGTGTATGTCGTGTACTGTATCTGTGTGTGACACGATACAAGGATAGTTTTCTGCAACACCTTTGGTTACATATATATTGTTGTCTTTGATTGATAAGGTAGCTTGTGGTACATTGATTTTTACAAATTCTTGAATATAATTAATCATCCTTGTTTCTTGTCCTGATGATGTTTGTACTGATAATACATCAATAAGTAATTGTTTTTCTGTCATATAATAATTTTTTAAGGGTTAGTAAAGGGTTAGGGAACTGTTGATTTGTTATACAAAGATACGAAAAATATTTGTATCTGCCAAATTATTTAGTATATAATTTATATATCTATTACAAGTTGTAGTAAAGGTAGTAGTATTCCTTTTGATGTGTTCTTATCACCCCCCACTGTGTCTAAATTTGTTTTAATAAACTTTCTACATTTTTCTTTTAACTTGTCTGTTTTGATTAGTATAAAAGAATCTTTAGAAACTACGAAACAGTAGTAGTCTGATTGTGTTTTAGATAAACCGCTTGGTTTACCTCTACTTTCGTATTCCACAAACACACTACCTGTTTCTGCAGCTTTTAAATCTGTTTTAACCTCTATAGTTTTATTGTTTAAAATTTTTCCAAGTTCTTTTTCCTTGACTTGTCCCAACTTTAAATCATATCTAAAATCACTAGAGTATTTCATTTTTAAAACGGAACATCACTATCGTCAGAAGTAACAAAACGATTTTCATTATTATTGTTTAATTTTGGTTTTGCTTCATACTTGTTTTCAAAAGCATAATGTGTAGCTCCTTTTTCTGAAGGAGTTTTTCTTTCAGCTATTGTTATTTGTACCCAACCATTTTTTTCAATCTTTGTCAAATCTTCTAATTTAAGATTTGCATTGATTAATACTCCATACTGTGTTGTGTGTGCTTTAATACTACTAGCAATGTAATTTTTCTCGCTCATTTTCTAATTGTTTTATTGTTAATATTCTATCTAATTCTTGGTTAATTACAACCATTTTTTGTTTTAATTCTAATACCTGTTCTTCCAAAGAATCCTTTACCAAATCTAATTGAAAACATATGTCTTTGTATGGTATGGTAGTAATTTTTGGATATACGTCTGAATATATATCAAACTTTTTACAAGAGGCAATTATTGTTGAGTGATTATGTAAAGTAATATTTCCTATCTTTTGAAAACTATACTCAAAATAATTTCTCATAACATACCAAAATAATCTTCTTGCGTCGTTTATATCTCTTGTTCTTACCTTACTATGTATTTGGTTTTTATTTATTTTAAACTCTCTTTGTATATATTCATATACTAATTCAATTTTATTTTTATCTTTTTCCATATTATCTATTTTGTGATGGTAAAACTTGTATCATATCGTAATCCTCTTCTCCCTTAACATATATGTTATGTCTATCTGGTATGTCTACCTCAATAACATCTACTATGTCTTTTACTTCTAAGTTAAGGAATGTTGCTAGCCTAGCCATATGATAATATTTTAAATGAAACGGATTGTATAAATATTTATCTATTGTAGTTCCCTTAACATTTATTATTCTACCAAACCTTCTTTTAGATATACCTCTAATACGAAGAATAGCTTCTAACTCATTCTTGGCTTTTCTTATGTTGTCATAGTTGTTTTTCATAATTATAGTTTATTTTCATTAAACATTTGTTCCCATTGTTTTCTAACATCAGTTTCTACACAATCTTTTCTTAGTTCAATTATCAATTCTTCTGCTTCTAGTTCTGATATATTCATATTTTCTAAGTTTCTGTATATCAACCCTTTCTGTGTTTCTGTTATAGGACTTATTCTTAGTAAGCTCTCTATCATGCTCACTTGCATATTTGTACACAATAGAGGCTTACTATTGGTTAGTTCATCAAACCAATCTTCATTCATTAGTCTACAATCTCGTCTTGTCCAAACACTCCTTGCTCATAGAATCCTGCAATCTTTAGAACAACTCTTGACATAGCTCTTTTCTCTGCCATAGCTACAGGAAACTTTTTACCACCTCCCATAAGGTTATTATCAGCAGCCTCTCCAAAAGACATCATATTTCTAATTGTACCATCTTTAGCTTTGATTGTTGCTACAGCCTTTAGAACTACATGTCCTTTTTCTATATCCATAGTTACAACTTCATAAGCTACAGTTATGTTTTGTTTAGATACAATCTTGTCTATACCTGTTCTAGTGATAATAACAAAGCCTCTCTTGTCTTTGTATATATCTTCTTCTGTTAGAGCATTGTCTGTGTAAAGCCTTCTAAGAGCTTCTTTTCTGGTTTCTACTTTGTAAGCTTCTCCATTTAATTTTTGTGTCATAGTTTTTTTTGTCATGTTATTATTATTAATTTGGTTAGTATTCTCTTTTGGTTCGTAATTGTTGTATTCGTATTCCATTAAATCCCAATCTATATCCATCATCTCCGCTTCCATTTCATCTCCATAGGCGTCATACGATTCTTCTAATAGTCTTTTTTCAATTCTACTCATAATTAATATATTTGATTTAATACCGATTCATAAACAAAGTCAGGGCGTATATGTTCTAATTCTATATCTGTCATCTGTCTTGCATACTTAATATCTGTTGTTGTATTGTGATATGTAGCTTCTGTAATGTAACTATCACACCAATCATTTACATCTCCAGCTACCTCACAGTTTACATCAGATATATAATTATGATTTATGTTAATATGAAAAAATGTTTTGTCAATATACTTTATTGTTTGTGTATATACTTCGTAGTCCTCCTCCTCCCAATCTTCTAGGTCTACTACAAGTTTGATGTAATCAACATCTATACCAAACTCTACCTCTATACCATCTCCAAATATGTCATCTCCTCCATCACAAACATACTTATATATAAATGCGCATTTGTCGTCGCTGAGATAACAATGAAACTCATTGGTGTCTATAACATAATTAATAACATCTTTGTAATTTGTGCAATTAGTTGCGTGATTTGTTGTGTCCATAATGTTTAGTTTTTTAAGGTTAATACTATTTATTGTTTGAAATCTTATACAAAGATACGAAGAATTTTTTAAACTGCCAAATTATTTTATATATAATTTAGTATTTATCCTTATCTTTATCTTTATCTTTATATATATAAGAGTACTATAAACTCTTAATGAAGGGTTGTTTAAGTGTTAAAAATAATGTGTTATTCTTGCTACTTGACCATTTTCTTTCTCGTGTAAAAAACCTTCTACAGCTTTTGGAACTCCTGTATATCCTTTTCTACTATGCCAACTATCAGTACCACTAGGGCTCCTTAAATACTCTACAGTACAACCTATATAATCTTTAGCGTCTAACCACTTGTGTTTTACTTTGTGATGTAGATGATGTAAATACCAATATCTAAATTTAGTTTCTGCCCATAGTTCTGGTTGTTCTTGAGCCATAAGTAATGGTAATTTATCCATTTTAGCTCCATCTCCGTGTTCTAAACCAATTAAACTATTACCATAATTATAATACTTTCTACTTGAAACAGAAGCGTCTACAGTAACATCTTTACAGTTTCTAAACCAACTTTTTAAAGAGTTTGCTAAATGAAAACCACTTTGATAATCGTGATTAGACATAGAGTGCACACAATCAACAGGAGCTACTTCTTTTAAAATCTCTACACACTTTACATACAAAGCTAAAGCAATTTCATAATGTTCCCACCATTTACCATCTACATCTTGACTTGTACCCTTTGTTGTAGTGTTATATACATTGTCTATATGTAATATATCATTACCTAAACAGAATAAAATCTTATCTATATTGAATGATTTTGTTTTCCATAATATACCATTTATACCTTCTATAACCCTTTCTACAGCCGTGTCTATATCATAACCATCTCCTGTTTCGTTATCGTTAGAGTATTTACCTATATGTATATCAGCTGGGTTTATAACCAACAAATGACTGTTAATATCTTTTTTAACTTTTTTTCTTTTTGGGTAATATGGAGCGTGTTCTGCTATAAAATTGTTGATTTGTTTTAAAACATTTTGTTTGTCAAAATCATCTTCTTTTGTTACGATACTAAACCTAAGTTCTCCACTTGATGATTGCCAATGTTTTACACTTACAACATCTTCTTTTTTTATACCCCTTTCTTCTAGGTGAATATCTAAAGCTGTGTTTCCGTTTACATTAGTTATAGTTCCTGACCTACTTTCGTAAATCATCTCTTCTTCTTCTGGTGTTAATCTAAGTCTTTTTCCGTATTTTTTCATAGTTTTTTTATAAATATAGTAAAAAAAATAAAAGGGAGCCGAACACTGACCCCCTTTTACACCTTAAAAAACTACTAATCAACCTTAGAAAGCCCCCTTTAGAGCCAGTGTAGTTACCGCAAAGATAACTATTTTTTACTACAATCCTTCATACATACAGGATTTTTTTCAAATGTTGAAAATATAAGTGGTAATACACCTATTCCTGCAAGTATTAGGTTTTCTGTAGTTATACCATTTGCTGTAATATCAGCTGAAGCAGCTAATACAATAACTCCTGATACCGTTCTTTTACTAGACCATTTACCTTTATTGTCTTTAAACAGTTCTAAAACCGCTTTTACAAGTTCAGTAATTGGTTTAACTGCGTTGTTTGCTATAGCAGAACCAACCCAGCTTTTTATAGGATTCTTAAACTTCATATTACTTTTTACTTATATCAGCAATACCCTGACCTAAAATTAAAGTAAGTATAGCGTAATACACTTTTTCAACCTCAGCCTCACTTAAACCTAATTTAACAGCGATAAAAGGTACAAATATTGCTCCTACTGTGTACCAAAATTTTTTTGAATTAAAAATCTTTTTTAAAATTTCCATTTTTACTTTTTTTTAGTTAATAATATGTCCAACATACATTTGGACTTTTTTTGTCTGTATCTGTGTCACAATGCACGAATGTTTCTCCGATGCCAATTCTTGTAAATCCAGCTTGTAATAAAGCATTAATTATAACAAACCTAGATTTACTATCTTTTGCTGATATATCTGCTGCGTTACAAGGTATATTGGTATGACTTGAATTACTTACACCTCCTACCTTTTTATTATGCTCAGGACAACGATATCCAGAATTAATTTTGAACGGTACGCCAGCAATATCTCTTGCTGTATCTAATTTTATCAGAAAATTTTCATCCATATATTTTCCTGAGCCCTCTTCACAAGGACAATCAAATTCTGATAAATCAAAATATTTTAATGTTATACTCATATTGCTACGCTCTACCTTGTCCTCTGTATTTTTTTTTATATCCTTTTTGTCCCACAGAAGCATTCTTAGAATGAACCCCCTTACGCTTCTTTCTATTTTTCGTTCTGTGTACAAAAGATATTCTACCCTTAGCCACTATGCTGTAACTGCTATATATTCAATGTCTACTGCAGCGGTGTCAGCAGTACATTTTACAGATGTTAAATCTGCAAAAGCACCAAATGTACTAGAACTTGCTATAGCGTCCATTTCATTATCCATAAGTAAAAAACTCTCACCAGCTTTTACCTTTGTAAAAAAAGTATCAGTTCCATTACTAACTTCAACCCTAACAAAGTTAGTGTCATCTAAATTAGTAATTCTAAAATATGCATAATCATTTTTTACACCTGTTCCACCATCATCAGCTGTATCATAAACAAATAATGTAGTTCCTGTTGTAGCTACATTCATAATTCTTTGGTCTACCTCACCTTGTGTCGTGTAACTTTTAGTTATACTATTTCCATAAGTCTGACTATTCAAAACTATATTTTCTGTAATTGTTACTGTAAGTGTCGCTGCTGTTACTGTTGATGCCATTTTATTGTTTTTTTAATTTTATAAATTTATATATTGTAAACGCAATTGCAAGTAACAAAGAAATCATAGTCAAAATCTCATTACAATCTGTTATTGCTAGTGATGTCGCTCCCCCATTTGCTAGTATTACTTGTGCGCTATCTTTCATTTCCTCTTTCATTTTAATTTGTATAGTTGAACTCTAATGTTATATTAAAGTATATATTACTTGAACCACCAGCTGATTTTATAAAAGGCATAATTATATCTCCCTTAGCTACATCAGCAACAGTAAAAGTTGTTTCATCTATAGAACCAAGCTTATTATTGCTACCATATGTAGAAACACTAATCTCATCTAAAACAGTCATAACATTAACAGAAGCACCTACCTCAAAAGAAGAAGAATTATCAGCTGTTGGTGTAAACTTAACTAAAGCTAATGTTACTGTTTCTGTTTGACTACCAGCCATCCAGCCCGTAACCTGAGTTAAAGTACAAGCTTTTTGAGATGTATAAGAAGCTCCTCTAATAACCTTAACTACTGTTATTGTGTTAGATGATGATATTGTTGCGCTACCAT